AGAAGAGATTTTCTCCCTGGCTCCGACAAGATAAAATCAAAGATCTTGATTATGTCAAACGTTATTATGGTTATAGTAATGAAAAGGCAAAACAAGCTTTGAGGATTCTTACTAAAGAACAACTTACTTATATTAAATCGAAATTTGAAACTGGAGGAACAAAATGAGTGTCGTTCAAGAACCCATAGTAAACTGGACGCCTAATATGATGATTGAAGTTTTGTTAAATGAACCTGATGATTTTTTAAAGGTTCGTGAAACTTTGACCCGTATTGGAGTCGCATCAAGAAAAGAGAAAAAATTATACCAATCTTGTCATATTCTTCATAAGCAAGGTAGATATTATCTTGTAAGTTTTAAAGAACTCTTCGCGTTAGATGGCAAACACGCAAACCTGACTGTGAATGATGTCCAACGTCGTAATCGTATTGCCCAACTGCTTGCTGATTGGGGTCTGATTACGATTGTGGATGTAACTAAGATTCAGGACATTGCTCCCTTGAATCAGATTAAAGTACTTGCTTATAAGGACAAAGGTGATTGGATTCTAGAAACCAAATATAATATTGGTGCTAAAAAGAAAAGGGTAGAGGATGCCGAATAAAAAAGGGACGGGTTTCCTACCCGTCTTTTTTTATGATCTGTTATAATTATATACGGATGCCAAAAGGGTCCACAAAACACAAACTCGCTTTTAAAGGAGCTACCATAATGACTAACCTTATGCGTTATACCGCGTCAGATCTTCCTGCCTTGATGGACAGGATTACACGCAATAGCATTGGAATGGATGAATATTTTGATCGTCTATTCAATCTTCATGAAACAACTTCTAATTATCCCCCATACAATCTTGTTCAGATCAGTAATGTAGAGTCAAGATTAGAAATTGCACTTGCTGGATTTAAGAAGGAGGAAGTACATGTATACACAGAGTATGGAAAACTTTTTATCGAAGGACAAAAAGAGGATAAAGAGTCTGATACCACATACGTCCATAAGGGACTGGCTCAGAGAAGTTTCAAGAGAGCATGGACATTATCAGACGACACGGAAGTTAGAGAAGTCGTATTTGAAGACGGATTACTTACTGTAAAACTTGGTAAGATTGTCCCAGAGCATCATACGCGCAGAGACTATCTCTAAATAGAATTGAATATCGTCGGCGCAGGGAGGTAACTGGCACAATCCAGTTGACACCTCCCCTTTTTTTGACTATAATAGGATGAGGGAGAAAATAAAAATGTCAATCAAACTTGCACTATTAAAATCTGGAGAAACAGTTATTTCTGATGTGAAAGAACTTGTCTCTGAGGAAAAGGTATGTGGATATGTATTTGAAAATCCATATAAAGTAATTACTGAAAGAAGCATTGTTCTTTCGGAGGAGTCTGAATATGATGCTAAAATACAGGTATCATTAACTCCTTGGATTATCTTAACTGAGGATAAGCAAATGCTAGTAACAATGGATTGGGTTGTAACTTTAGTAGACCCAATTCAATCACTTAAACAAATGTATGAGGAAAAAGTAAATGGAAAAGACAATCAAATGTCTCTTACTGAAAGTTGATAATGTTATCGTAACAGAGATTATTGAGGTTGGATCTGAATTGGGGGAACCTGATTGTAAGTTAATTAATCCTTGCAAAATAGATGCTGAAGGAAATCTAACCCCTTGGCCAGATATAACTGACCAAAGAGAATTAATGATTCACTCTGATAGTATTTTAACTATTGTGGATCCTAAAGAAGAAATTATTAAAAAGTATCTTGAATTAACTACCTGATGCGCTTTTACACGAATGTACAGATGGTCGGTGACCACTTCTTGGTCCGTGGTTATGAAGATGGTAAACACTTCATGACCCGAGAAGTGTTTAATCCGACCCTTTTTATTCCTTCTAACAAAAAAACTAAATATCAGACTCTAAATGGAGAATATGTTGATTCAGTCCAACCTGGATGTGTGAGAGATTGTAGGGAATTTATCAAGAAGTATGAGGGTGTAGAAAACTTTAAAATTTATGGAAACACTGGATACATTTACCAGTATATTTCTGAAGTATATCCAGAAGAAGAAATCAAGTTTGATATCAACAAAATCAAAGTAACAACTCTGGATATTGAGGTAGCTTCAGAGAATGGATTCCCTGATGTAGAGTCTGCGTCAGAGGAAGTCTTGCTGATTACAATTCAAGATTACGCAACTAAGCAAATCCGCACTTGGGGAAAAGGTCCATTCAACAACAAGCAAGATAATGTCATTTATCGTGGATTTAGGACAGAAAGGGAATTGCTTGATGACTTCATTAACTGGTGGATGATTGAAGAAAATACACCAGAAGTTGTGACTGGATGGAATAGTGAGTTGTATGATATTCCATACCTTGTCCGTAGGATTGACAGGATTCTTGGTGAAAAACTAATGAAACGTTTGTCACCTTGGGGTCTTGTAACTGAAAGAGAAACTTACATCGCAGGTCGTAAACACATTTCTTATGATGTCGGTGGTATTACTCAACTTGATTATCTTAACCTTTATAAAAAGTTTACATATAAAGCACAGGAATCCTATCGTCTAGACTATATCGCAAGTGTTGAGTTGGGTCAGAAGAAACTGGACCACTCTGAGTTTGATACTTTTAAAGACTTTTATACTAATGGTTGGCAGAAGTTTGTAGAATACAACATTATTGACGTAGAACTTGTTGACCGACTGGAAGACAAGATGAAACTGATTGAGTTGGCAATAACCATGGCATATGACGCAAAAGCAAATTATGCCGATGTATTCTCACAAGTTCGTATGTGGGATACGATTATCTATAACTATTTGAAAAAGAAGAATATTGTAATCCCTCCCAAAGAAAGGTCTGAAAAAGACTCAAAGTATGCTGGTGCTTATGTAAAGGAACCGATTCCTGGAATGTATGATTGGGTTGTTAACTTTGACTTGAATAGTCTGTATCCTCACTTGATTATGCAGTTTAATGTAAGTCCAGAAACTCTTGTTGAAGAACGTCATCCAACAGTAACTGTTGATAAGATTCTCAACCAAGAAATTACATTTGAACTTTATAAGGATTATGCGGTATGTGCGAATGGTGCTATGTATCGTAAGGATGTGCGGGGATTTCTTCCAGAATTGATGGATAAAATTTACCAGGACCGCACAGTTTATAAGAAAAAAATGCTTGCAGCAAAGCAGCAATTGGTTGATGTTGAGGAAGAAATGAAAAGGAGAGGAATTTTGTAATGGGTTATTTGATTGGTGGAAACAAAGAAGAAGCACAAAAGGAAGTAGTAGTTTCTTCAAATAGTAAATATAAAAATCTATCAGACAAAGAATTGATAAAACTTAAAAATCAGGCGGAGAAGGAAATATCTAGGTGTAATAATATCCAAATGGCACGAAAGATTCAACTTAATTCTGCTTATGGTGCCATTGGTAATCAGTATTTTCGTTATTACAAACTCGCAAATGCTGAGGCAATCACACTTTCGGGACAAGTTGCGATTCGATGGGTTGAAAATAAACTCAATCAATACTTGAATAAGATTCTTAAAACACAAGAGGTTGATTATGTTATTGCTTCAGATACTGATTCTGTTTATCTCAATATGGGTCCTTTGGTTGAATGTGTATACAAAGGAAGAGAGAAAACTACTCAAGGCATTGTTTCGTTCCTTGATAAGGTCTGTAAGGTGGAACTTGAAAAGTATATTGAAGGTTGCTACCAAGAACTGGCTGAGTATGTAAATGCTTATGATCAGAAGATGCAGATGAAACGTGAGAATATTGCTGAACGTGGAATCTGGACTGCTAAGAAACGATACATTCTCAATGTTTGGGATAGTGAGGGTGTGCGATATGAAGAACCTAAACTGAAAATGATGGGTATTGAGGCAGTTAAATCTTCTACACCAGCACCTTGTCGTCAAATGATTAAGGACGGACTCAAGTTGATGATGAATGGCACTGAAGATGATGTGATTAAGTTTATTGATAAGTGTCGTGAAGAGTTTAAGAAACTTCCTCCAGAGCAAATTGCTTTCCCAAGAACTGCTTCTGATGTGCGTAAGTATCATTCTTCGTCCACAATTTATGCCCACAAAACTCCCATTCATATTCGTGGAGCACTCCTATTCAATCATTATATAAAGGAGAAGAAACTTACGAATAAGTATTCATTGATTGGTAATGGTGAGAAAATCAAGTTTGTCTATTTGAAAAAACCAAATATCATTCAAGAGAATATTATCTCTTTTATTCAGGACTTTCCAAAAGAACTTGGTCTTGACAAATACATCGACTATGAATTACAATTTGAAAAGAGTTTTATTGACCCACTCAAGTCTATTCTTGATTCAATTGGATGGTCTGTAGAAAAAACTGTTAACCTTGAATTATTTTTTGCCTAATGGATTTCCTTAAAGAAATTGTAAAAGAGGTTGGTGGAGAATACACCAAACTTGCTTCAGATATTGACGAGACCGAAACTTATGTTGATACGGGCAGTTATATTTTTAACGCACTGGTTTCAGGTAGCATATTTGGTGGTGTATCTGGGAATAAGATTACTGCTATTGCTGGAGAGTCTTCTACTGGAAAAACTTTCTTCAGCCTCGCCGTGGTTAAGAATTTCCTCAATAATAATCCCGATGGTTATTGTCTCTACTTTGATACTGAGGCTGCCATCACTAAGTCTCTTCTAGAAAGTCGTGGCATTGATACTGGTCGTCTTGTTGTAGTCAATGTTGTAACGATTGAAGAGTTTCGTGGTAAGGCACTCAAGGCAGTGGATATCTATCTAAAAAAACCTGAAGCAGAACGCAAACCCTGTATGTTTGTGCTAGACTCTTTGGGTATGCTTTCTACGGAGAAGGAGATTACTGATGCTCTGAATGATAAGCAAGTGCGTGATATGACTAAATCGCAACTTGTCAAAGGTGCCTTCCGTATGCTTACTCTTAAACTGGGTCAGGCAAGTATTCCTATGATTGTAACCAACCACACCTATGATGTCATTGGTGCTTATGTCCCCACCAAAGAAATGGGTGGTGGCAGTGGTCTGAAGTATGCTGCTTCTACAATCATCTATCTCTCAAAGAAAAAAGAAAAGGATGGCACAGAAGTCGTTGGAAATATCATTAAGGCAAAGACTGCTAAATCACGTCTGAGTAAAGAAAACCAAGAAGTTGAAGTGCGTCTCTATTATGATGAGAGAGGTCTTGACCGATATTATGGTCTTCTCGAACTTGGTGAAGAAGCAGGAATGTGGAAGAATGTGGCA